AGTTCTTCTGAGGAGTCAGCTCCTCAAAGGTCGGCGAGTCTTGCCCGGTCATCGGCGGTGGCGTGTCGCTGGCAATCAGTTCGCGGAACGCCTCTGCCTTGGCAAAGAGTTCTGACTGATATGCCTCGTCGGATATGACCCGCTCAATCCTGAAGATGAGGCCGCCCAACAGCGCAACAACGTCGCACCATTTTGCGCCGATAATGAAGAGCTGCCACTGCACCTGGGCGAGAACGAAGCCTGGAATCGGCTGGATGTCCCACGCTCGACTTGCCGAGGTTTTCAGTTCTACGATGCCGTCTGGCTCTCCGACGATGGTGCGGTCAAGCGATGCCATCGCCCACGGCGCGTTCTTCAGGCGCACCACGCCGTTGGACTTTCGCAGCTTGACGCCACGCTCGCCTTCGTAGTAGCGCCCGACCGTGTCTTCTAGCAGGATGCCCCGGTGGGCAGCCTCGCCGACTGGCTGGTCCTCTACGCGGCCTGTCTTCTCCGCCCACAGCCTGAAGGGGCTTTTGTAGGGCGACAGACCAGCGATGACCGACACGTCGGTTGCTGTGATCCCCTGCTTCCTGAGTGCGAACCACTCAGGGCTGCGCTGCGGTGCGCCTCGTACAAACTCAAATCGATTACTCACTGGACATCCTCCTCATCATCTTCGAGCAGGTCGGCGTCAATCTCAAACGCCTCCTGCTTGCCTTTGGTCGTCACGATCAGGACCACCTTGTGCGCGCCCTCAAAGTCGGACTCTGGGCGGTTGCGATTGTCTGGCGTCGTGGGGTCGTAGAACTTCTTGGTCTCTCCGTTGATCGTTGCGCTAAAGAGTTGTGGCTTTCGTCGCTTTTTCACTTTGCCTCCTTCTTTGCCTGTTGCAACAGCAGCTTGGCTTCATCCAACCTGAAGCCTCCCTGATCCTTGTAGATCGCCACCAGCGTCGTGTAGTGGCGCACCTTGCACGGCTTACACAGCCGCTCAATCAGCGGCGGCTTGACCTCAGACTCCACCTTTTCCCAGCACAGGGAACACTTCCACTTGATCACTTACCCTCCTTCTTTTGCCGGTCTTTCTTTGCCCAGCCGTCGCCGATGAACACCGCTGCGGCTGGCGTGTAGAGCAACTGCATCCAGTCGCGACACTTCTCGCAGCGCGGTTGGATCGTGTCTCTCATTGAGTGCGTGAGTTCCTGACGCGACCCGCACCGATTGCAGCGGTATTCGTAGACAGGCATCAGCCAATGACCAAGAACAGGAACACTACGAACCCCAATCCGTAGGCGATCAGCACGACATCGCGTAGCAGGGCATCCTGCTCTTCGCGCTGGCGTGCAATGTCTGTCGGCGACTTGAATGCGATTCGCCTGTAGACCAGTGGCTGCGTCTTTCGGTTGAGCTTCACTTGGTCACCTCCATTGCTACCAGCCAGCCGAGGGCTGCGTACATTGCCAAGATTCCGACCAGTGCAAACTTGCTGTTGAAGAAGCGGTCGATCATCCTTTACTCCCTAGCAGCCCCGCCAACTTGGTCGGTTCCTCGCTGCTATGGGCAGCATACAGCATAACGGTCAGAAGCCGTCAACCCCTTTTGGGTGAATATGTTTTATGCACAAAGAATAGCCCCCGGTGGGGGAGGACCCACCGGGGGGGAAGCCGCCTGATCAGGGCGGCAAAGTTGAGGGACTACTTCTTCGTCAAGCCGTAGCGGTCGTTGCTCGGGTCAAGGTAGGTCATGATGACCTGCAAGCCTGAAGCCAGTCCAGCCGAGACGACGGCCTTGTAGCCGTCGCCGTCAATGGAGAGGATCGGAATGCCAAGACCTAGGGCGACGGCGATGCTGACGCTGAGGAAGGTGCGGACAAAGTCAATCACGGCTTCGTCAATCTTGGTGCTATCTAGAACGTCCTTGAACTTGCTCACTGGTTCTCCTTCTTGGTCACAATGACCACATGGCTGGCGGGCGAGCCGGGCTTGCCCGAAGCGATTGCCTTGAGTTCAGCCTCGGTGACTGTCACCGCGTACTGCTCCTTCGGATCACGCTCATCAAATGTTGGGTCGGCGAAGACAAAGGTCTGCGCCTCGGTGTCGTAGGCGAAGCTGGTCATGTGGCCATATCCAGCGGCGATCACTGCGGGGTCTTTCTTCTCCCAATACTTGACCCAGTTGCGATGCCACTTCGAGAGCGCCTGCTTTGGGTAGCCGATTGGTCCCTGAACCCAGAGGAGTCCAGCAGCCCCGCCCTTGACCGAAGCCAGAACGTCTTGCCAGTCATCTGGCATGCGCGCCTTGCAGCCCATGTAGCGCACGGTCTTGGCAAGGTCAGCGAGAGACGAGCCATTGTCGCTGACGCCCTGCTTCTCCTTGAAGCCGGTGGCGAACTGCTTCGCCGCGACGCCGTCAGCCGCGCTGAAGTCAGGCGCGTAGCCGTGGACGTAGGCTGCGGCCGCAGCCGCGCTGGAAGGTCCGCAGTCATCGAGGATTGCCCCAACCTTCTTCTGCGCCTCTGCGTCAGAGTAGAGCTGCGACTTGATGCGGTACTTCATCCGGCGTTTTCTTTCTTGATCAAGACCGCCACGGCACGAGCTGCCGCCTCAAAGCTCAGTGCGGCGCTGATCGGGTGCGCTGCGGTGCAGCCTTCGCTGTAATCAACGCCATTCTCGCCACGCTTCCAAAGCGTGCCGCCGAATGCGCTGTGGTCTTCATTCGGAACAAGGGCAACCCACTCCTCGGGTGCGGTGTCCACGCGTGTCCAGCCCTGCTCGTGAATGTCTTCAATGTGATCCTCGGTGCGTGCCATCAATCCCTCCATCGCAATGGTCCTGTGATCAGCCAGACGGCTGTCAAGCCCAAGAATAGCGCGGTCATGGTGTCCTTCGTCTGACCCTCCCCTAGAACGACGACAGCAAACAAGAGGCCAAGGACGGTCCAGGCGCCACCCACAAGATCAAGAACGATTCTTTGCCACATTGCGCGCTGTTCTCCTTCCCTTTGGACTATCCACGCCGCCAGACCCGCCACCGCCGCCGCTAGACGGCGGGGTGCCGCCCATGCTGCGAACTGCGGCCGCTGCCGCGCTCGATGCGATCTGGCTGACGACGATAGCCGTGGCGACCGGTTGTGCCGCTGCCCGCTCTTCTTCGTCAAGGTCATCTCCCATCGTCGTAATCCCTGCAAGATTATCAGCGAAGTCTGCGGCTAACTCTGTGACTACACCAATCGTTTCGCTGACCGCTTCGGCAACAGCCTCAACGGTTTCGCCAACGAATACAGCAGCAGCTTCTACTGCTTCTTCTAGATTCGGCAGAGGGGGCTGTGTTGGCTCAGGAGGAGGAACAGCAGTGGGATCAGGAGAAGGGGGAGGACTCGGCGGAACACTTGGCTCCACGGTTGCCTCGGGCGTCGGCTCGGGTGTGGGAGACGGCTTGGGATCAGGTGTTGGTTCACTGGTCACCTCTGGGCTAGGAGTCGGCTCTTTAGTCGGCTCGGGGGTTGGGGTTGGCGTAGGCGTTGGCTCAGGCGTAGGCTCAGGCGTTGGCTCAGGCGTAGGCGTCGGCTCTACAGAAGGCTCTGGCGTAGGGGTAGGAGCCACGCTAGGGCTTGGTGAAGGCGGTTCTGGGGTCGGAGTAGGGGTCGGCTCTGGCGACGGCGTAGGAGACGGCGCAGGGCTGCCTACGACCCAGGTCGTGTTGTTGATCTGCAAGAAGCCCGCGCCGCAGCACGAGTCAATGCTCAGGATGCGGAATCCGAAGATGCCGCCTGCGGTGATATAGACCTCTTGACTGCCGCTCTGTTGCTGCGGGTTGTAGCCAGCCTGATTCCAGATGGCGAGGTCAACCCAGGTCTCGTTGAGCAGCATCTGCGGTCGATCAAAGTACGCAGCGTCGGTCGTCCAGTACGACCAGCCGAACGAGACGGTCTCGCCAATGGATGAGTTGGTGGTCAAGCCGGTCACCGTGTTTGCCCACGGATAGCCAGGCCCAGCATCGTTGCTCCCTTGAATCAGGATCGTGCCGTCGGTCAGCGTGATCGTGCCGTTGCTGTCTATTTGCTGATCCCACTCGTCGGCGCTCTCGAGCGCGGAGACGCGCTGAGTGAATGGCAAGACGATTGCCAAGACGAGCAGGAATGCGCGCAACCTCACTTGCCGGATTGCGACTGAAACCACGCCAGAAGCGTGCCGATTCCTCCTACGCCCAGTAGGGCGCCAAGACCCTTTAGGACGGTCAGGCCGCCCTTCATCTGGTCAATCTCGGACTGAAGACGGTCAATCTTTGCGGACTGCGCGTCAAGGCGGTCAATGATTGCGTCTACTTGGGAGCGGGTCATTCAGTCTCCAATGCTTTGAGCCTTGACTCAAGATCGTTGACGCGGTGCCAGAGCGCCGCGATGAGTGCAACCGAGTCAATAGACTCTGGTTGTCCTTCGGCATTGTAGGCTACGGCATGCGTCAATCCAGCTTCGTGGATTTCTTCTGCAATAAATCCTAGGTGTGTCTGCCCGAGTTCTTGTGGGCTGTCAATCGTTGACTCAAAGTGCTTCGGGGAAATCCTCTTTGCAGCTTCCAGCACCACTTCGTCCGCAGGCACGATGTTTGTCTTGTAGCGGGAAGATGATGTATAACGCTGCAGTCGGTAGGTGGTTCCAGATTGCAACACAAACTGGGCAGCGTTTGAAGCGGATGCTGTCGTACTCGGACCTATTGCGTAAAAGTCACCGTTTGCTGAAGTAACGCTCAAAGTGGAGTAAAGTGAATCAGCCGCAAAAGAATCATCAGTTTCCAGAGTTGTAGACGACGAGCGGTACAGGTTGACGTCGCCAGCACTGCTTGTGCCGTCGCCCCATTCAATCGTGCCGCCCGCCTCGATGCGGACACGGTCGCCCGCGTCGGTATCAAGTGCGCCAGTGAAGACGGCCGACCCTGCTGCCGTGCGCTCGCCACGAAACAAACCGTTCTTGGCAAGGAAGTTTCCGTTGTTGAGCGTCACGGACGCCGTACCAGCCGTGCCGCTCACTGTCAGGCTGCTGAAGCTGACCGAGCCTCCAAAGCTGATTGAGCCTGATCCACCGAGGTCGGGCGTAATGCTGAGTACGCCGCTGGTCTGGCGCAGGCGCGCAGGCCCATAGGTACCAGGCGACGTGTTCTCCGCGATGTAGAGGTCAGACGATCCAGTCACGAGCCGCAGCTCTGCAATGTCGACGGTCTTCGCTGAGACCGTTCCTGTTGCGCCGACCTCCAGCGTGACAAGCATCCATCCGGCATCTGCTGGTGCGGCAAGGCGCGTCGCATTGGCGGTCCCGATTGCCACCGTCTTGACCGAACTGATTGAAGAGAAGGTTGCTGACGCGCTATCCCCGGTGCCAGTGGTCGTGGTCTGGTCTTCCTTGTAATACTGGAACGAAATCTTGACATAGGCGTCGGCTGTTGAGGTGGCGTTGACGGCAGTGAACTCGGGATTGAAGACAAACTCTCGGTTGCGTGACCCTGGAATCGGGACGTAGCGGGTGAGCTGAGCGTTGTTGCCGCTGGTCGTGTTGAGGGTAAAGCGCAACACGTTGCCAGAGCCGTTGCCTGCATCCGCCACGACTGCTGCCGTGATCCCGCCAGAGCTGTTGTCCGTAAAGTCCCAATAGGGAAGCGGGTTCTCATCGCTGAGGGCAGAGTCCGAGTCGTCAGGTGGCAAGGCGAAGTCGCCATTGGCGATGCCTGCAAGGATTTCTCGCACGGCCGCAGGACCAAAGAGCAGGGCGCTCTCGCCGTCTGAGTCCGTGTCAATGAGCGACGCGCCGCTATCCGTTGAGACGTCGCCCTCAAAGGCGGTCAGCCCGCTAATATTTGTTCCGTACTTCTCAGTCATTAGCCACCCGCCAGAATCTTCTTTAGGGCCTTGCCGTACTTCTTCCTTCGGAACTCCGCCTCGATGTCGTAGCGCACCTGGTAGGTGCTGCCGCTTTGGAAGCTCAGAGAGACATTGATGATTCGCAGGATGGTGCTTGAGAGGTCAAGCGCGCTGGAGGTCAGCATGACGTACTGGTTGGGCAGCCATGCCTTGATCAGCTCGTAGGTGCTGACATCGGTGAGCGCGTAGCCCTGCGTGTAGCCATAGGTCCAGTCTGGCAACGTTGTCTGGGCAAGGTCTCCGCCTGCAACAGAGAAGCTCACGGTGCGAATCGGGTTGCCTCTCGCCTTCATGGTGGCTCGTGCCAACGCGCCAATCAACGCTCCTCGATCCTTCTTCCCCTTGACCTTTGGCGCGGTGAAGACCTCGTGTGAGAGCGGTCCAGACCGGGCAGTCAGACCCGCGCCGTTTCTGCTGTAGGTGCCATCGTAGGTTCTGAAGTACGGATCGTTGGTCAAAGGGCTGGCCTTATCCCAGCGCACGACGGTGTTGGCTGCTTGGACGAAGATGCCCTTGACGATTTGGTCATGGTCAAGGTTGACCTGGAGGCTGCGCGGCAAGATGCGCGTCGTCGTGCTTGCTGATCCGACCCGAACGTTGGCTGGGTCAGTCACGATCTCTGCTGGGGCGTTGGCGTAAGTCGGCGCAACGGTGACAGGGCCGTAGTTCAGGCGGCCGTCGCCATCTACGAAGTAGGTGTAGTTCTGATCGGCGATGCCCGCCGCCTGCTCAGTGATCTGGTCGAGGGCGTTGACGAGGTTCCCCGGCTTGAAGGTCTGGCGTCCCAACGTCTGCGCCGATCCTGTGAAGATGGCGCGAGTGCTGCCGCTAATGATCGAGGTGTTGAGCAGTTGGCGGGTGGTGCTGTCGTTGACCTGGCTGTGAATCTTTGCCAAGATGGCATTGATGTGTTCGCGGTCGGTGGTGCTGGACTTGCCGCGTGAGAAGCTGCCGACCGTCTGCAAGATGTTCGTCCCGACAAGGCCCTTTCGCACGACGGTCTTTGTCATCCAGCCGTCAGCATCGGTGGCGTTGACGGTGCAGCGGGTACCAAGTCCGTTTGGCAACAGACCAGCCGCCGTGTCGGTGAGGAAGCCCAAGAAGAGCGGTGTGGTGGCGCTGTAGCGCGAATCAAAGAACTGCACCCTCGCATTGTCGTAGACCCCGCCAGACTTCCACCACGGCCCCCCGGCTGGAGTCTTTGGCTGAATGACGTCAAACGTCATGTTGCCGCCGCCGTCGGCGGACATGGTCACGTTGAGGCTGCCGAGATCAACGTAGGGCGTCTCTGGGTTGGCGGCAGCGGGGAGGTCGAGCAGATTGGCTCCGCTGTCAACTCCAGCAATGATCAGGCTGAATGGTAGTGCCATGGCTTACGGATACCGGCGTTCGTAGCCAGCCCTGTTCAGCGCGCCCTCCACGATCTGATCCTGCTTCTGTGTGCCGATGTTGAACTGGATGCTGGTCTGAAGGTACGAGGACGTGCCTCCGGTTATTGGACCGCCTCCTCCAGTTGTTGCCCCAAGACCAAACGTTGTGCCGCCTGCGGCTGAAGCTGAGGCTGCGGCGAATGCCAGCTTTTGCGTTGGAGTCCCCTGAATGAACTTGATGCCAGCGACGATTGCGTCAATCGCAATCTTTAGGGCCTCAAAGAAAACCTTTGCGGGGGCAAGAACAACCTCGATGATGCTGAAGTCAGCGTTGTTTAGCACGGCGAATAGGTCGCCGATTGACTTAGCAAGCGGCACAATGTAGTTCGCAAAAAAGTCTTTGACGATTGGAGCAACAACTTCAAGAACCTCTTGGAACGCAGGGAATGCTTTTTCGGTGACGAAACTCAACACCTTGTTGACTTCGGGTAGGAACTTGGTGCCGAAATCGTCCATCGCTTCGTTGAACTTTTCCTGCGCGGCAAGAATCTTTCCGCTTGTGCTGTTAGCAAGAGCGTCAGCAACTCCAGCAAACTTGTCATTTGCTTGCGTGTAAATGTCAGTGAACTTTGCACCCTTCTCAATCGGTCCGATCAGTGCGGCGAGTCCGCGTGTCTGCCCATTGGCAGCCTTCCCGATCTTTGCCATGACGCTTGCCATGTCTTCGCCGGTTGCCGAGGAGATTGTGGCGGCAAGGCTATTCGCCTTTAGCAGCCTCTCTTGGTTCTTGAAGTACCGTGAGCCGACTTCAAGGCCAGCGCGAACCTCGTCGTCCGACTGACCGAGGCGGCGAGCGGCAACAATCTGCTCCTCAATCTTCGGGAGAAGTTTGTCCAGCTCAAACCCGCGTGCCTTGAGTGCTGCGGTCAGGAGGATATTGGATCGCTCATCGTCAATCGCACCCTTGATGGCGTCAGCCGTGAACGCGGCGATTGCGCCAGCGGCCACCACGGAGGCGCCTGCAATCCCCTTCAGGGCGTTGATGCCGGTCCGCTTTAGAGTGCCGAACGACTTGCCGACGCCCTTCAGCGTCTTAGACGCTGAGTCCTTTGCAACGACTGCGAAGACTGCCTGACCGCTTGAAATAGCCACGCTTACCTCGTCTTTCTAAACTTGGTGATTCGATCCTTGAAGACCTTGTCGGTGAAGTACTTGTCAATGGTAGACCAGTAAGTATCAAGCGCCTTCTTGTATACATCTGTTCGCGTCGCGGTCTTGACGACGAATGGTCGAGCTGCAACGCCCCTGACCGCCTTGACGCCGCTCTTCGTTTCGCGGGATGGCTTCGTTCCCGACGTTACAAACCAGCGATACCACGCGCCCTTCAGGTCGCCTCGGCTCTGCCCTGGACGCGGACCGACCGTGACGGCGGGGCGCTGGTAGATACCGCGCTTTGCGTTGATTGAGTTCCGTAGGCGCCCAGTCCGGACAGGCGCCTCCTGCTTCATCGGTTTGACCATCGTGCGCCCTGCGTTGAGGAGCGACAGAGCTAGCAGGCGGCTCCACGCACGCGGGTTAGACCCCTGCTCAAAGCCAAGTTGAAACTGCGTGTAGCTGTTCTCAAACTTGACCTCAAACTCGGTGACTGATCTGACTGGGGTTCTTGGCACTAGCGTTTCTCCTTCGGTGTCATCTCTGCGTGGATTTGCCACGCCTTGACAACCTCTTCAACTGGAAGGCTCGCCACCTGTTCTGGCCACATCCCGAACTTCTGACCCAGAATGTGGAAGATGATGTCTGGCGGAGGGGCGATGGATTGACCAATCGCCAGCCGCCGAGCGGCGAGCCTTACTTGGGGTCTAGGTTGTTCCCCGCAGCCCACTTCTCAACGGTTGCCGTCAACGCATCAATCGGTGCATCCAAGATGTCCTCGATCGGCTCGCCGTCAAGTCCCTTGAAGTTATGCTGAAGCACCATCTTGGCGAATGCTGCCATCGCCCGAGCAGCGTTTCCGCTCTCAAGGTCTAGCAGGATTCGAGCTGATACCTGAGGGCGCAACTCGCAGCGCCATCCAGCGAACTGGCCATCCAGTTCAACGATCTTGACCATGACTTCCTCCTACCCGCCAAGCGGGTATCTACTACGGCGCCGCTGAGAGCGGCGAGTCAACGATGACTTCCAGGGACTTCCCGGACGCAGTGTCGTAGGCAAGGCGGAGGGTGACTTCGTTGACCACGAGACCGTCCTGCTCAGAGCTGAGTGGCACAACGGATTCAATGACCCACGAGCCAAGAATGTATACGCCGTAGGAGTCGGTCGTCAGGCCAAAGAGGCGAAGGTATCGCTGCTCACCAATCTCCGTAATCCCCCAGGCTCCGTCGGCGATCGCCGCAGAGTTGGAGGCAACGGTGAGGGTCATGGTCGCATCGAGTGCGCCGATGAAGTCTGCGGTCGCCGCAGTCAGCGCAGCATCCAGCGCGTTGACCATGGCGAAGCCAGTGGAGATTGAGAGAGAGAATGAAAGCACATCGTCATAGTTGGTTGCACCGGTACCCGCCTTGTTAGGGAAGTCGCTGTCAATGGTCAGCTTGAGGAGTCGCCCAGCAAGCATCGGCTGTGCTGGCACGGCCGTGCCGAATGCGGAGCCGACTGCTGCAACGCTTGATGCAACGAAGGTCGCTCCGACTTGCAGCAGCCCACTGGCGTCTGCGGACATCGTCACTTCTGACGGTACGCAGTCCACAACTCGGTACTTCTGCACGCCGTCTGAGACGAGCATTGAGTAGAAGATTGGAGTGTCTACGTCGCCCTGTGCTGGCGACCATGTCCATGAGTAGGGGGCAACTGTTCCCGCAGTTGTTGCGCCAAGCGCATCAAAGATCAGCGGCAGTGTGCGGAGCGAGGCTGGCCCTTCGGCAATGCTGACGATAGGGTTTCTGCCGGTGACGGCGACTTCGCTTGCTTGGATTGTCGTGCGCTTGCCAACCGTGGCGTCTTCGCCAAGATCAATCGTGACGCCGAGATCAATGACGCCAATGGCGTTGGTTGCAAGCAGCTCGCCCGCGGCGGTGCCGAATGCGGCTGCCGTGCCAAAGCCTGACTGGCTCTGAAGCGAGATGCGAGAGAGGGCCTTTGCGCCGAGTGAAGCCATGTCCTGTTCTCCTTGCTACTCGCTGTACGCGATTGCTTCGTAGACTAGCACCTCGACTGCCGCAGTTACCGTGAGGTAGTCCTGATCGGCGTAGGTGTCGGTGCCAAGTGTAGTGCTAGTGACGGTCACCTGAGCCGCGTTTCCATCAATCGTCACGTCGGCATTGAAGGCGTCCCTCATCCAGCTCCGCCAGGTGTAGAGGTCTCGATACTTCTGATCCATGCGGGGGATCGGGGTCAGGTACAGGACGGCGTTGACGGTCAGCGTCACGGAGCGGTTGGCGCTGCCGATGGCAACCGTGTCGTCGCCGGGGAAGAAGACGATGGCGGGGACGACAGGCAGCGACTCCGGAGGGGTGGCGTAGACGTTCCTGAGGCTATACCCCACAGGTGGCTCAACTGACTTGAGCCGCTCGGCCATTGCGTCAAGGATGGTGAGGTCCTTCATCCGACGACAAGCTCAGAAATGAACGCATCCACCCACGCCTGTGCCTCTGACCGGTTGACCCACGGACGTCCATCGGGATGGTCTGGCTGATAGAAAAATGGTGCGCCGCTCTCGTTCGGGTTTTCGTCGTCCCATACTCTCACGACGTTTTGATCGTCAATCTCGTATCGGTATCGCATTATTCCTCCTATGGCTTGGTGCTGTAGGTGATTGGCTGGAACACAACGCTGGCGGTTCCGCTCCACGGAGACGTTCGGAGCTTACCAGCGTCAGCGCCACCGATAAAGAGACCATCGCCGTGAGCGACGCAGTTGATGACCGTGGTGCTGAACCCAGGCGCCTGTACCGTCCACGTCGTACCGTCGGTGGAGCTTGTCATCTTGCCTGAGCCACCGACAGCGAGATAGACGCCTGCGCCGTAGGCGGCGCCGTAGATGTCCGTGGTGCTGAATCCCGAGGTGCGCGATGTCCAGGTCGTACCATCAGTCGACGTTGACATCTTTCCTGAGCCACCGCCAGCGACATAGACGCCGTTGCCATAGGTAACGGCGTAGATGTCCGTGGTGCTGAACTGTGAGGTGCGCGATGTCCAGGTCGTACCGTCGGTGGAGGTAGTCAACTTCCCTGAGCCACCGACAGCAACGAAGACGCCGTTGCCGTAGGTGACGGCGAAGATGGCCGTGGTGCTGAACTGCGAGGTCCTCGCTGTCCAGGTCGTACCGTCTGTCGAGGTAGTCAACTTCCCTGAGGAACCGACAGCAACGAAGACGCCGTTGCCGTAGGTGACGCCGAAGATGGAGTCTGTTGAGAATCCTGACGTCCTTGCTGTCCAGGTCGTACCGTCTGTGGAGGTGCTGAGTTTTCCAGTATTAGCGACCGCAACGTAGACGCCGTTGCCATAGACGACGCCGTTGCCCTGATCGGCACTAAACTGTGACGTTCTTGTGGTCCAGGTAAAGCCATCGGATGAGGTGGCTAATGTCGCACCCTCTCCAGTTGTGACCCAAAGGCCATTGCCATAGGCGGCAGCCCGAACGCCGTTTGCTCCAAACTGCGAGGTGCGTGCTGTCCACGTTGAAGCGGCAGTAATGCCGATGGACCCAATGTCGGCTGTCGCAGTAATCCTCCTTGAAGTGTTGGCCGTAAATGTTGATGAGACAGAAGAGATCGTGATTTCTGTGTCTTCTCCAGCGTTCATCACCGCATACGCTGCGCTTGTCAGCCCGAGCGCGGTGCCTGCGACGGCTGACGCAATGTCAATCCAAAATCCGCCGCCACTTGAGGCGGTAGTCCAAGCTGGCACTCCGCTGACAACAGACAGTACCTGGCTTGCAGTTCCAATGCCCAATCGAGCAGGCGTGTTGGCAGACGAGGCGTAGATGATGTCGCCAGTGGTCGTCGTCAGCGTCTTCGGGATGGCAGCGTTGGCAAGGTCATAGGCTGACTTCACTGCGGTTGGCGTAGCGGCCAGCACGCTGCTGGTTGTAGATGTTGAGTCAGAGAGCTGCACCGCGCCGACGACGGAAGTCGTGGCAGCAGCGATGGAGATGACTGGCGCGGTGCCACCTGACGATGCGATAGGCGCCGTCCCTGTGACGCCTGAGACCTTCGTATCTGCTCGGTCGTATGCAGCCTTGACCGCAGTCGGTGTCGCCGCCAAGACGCTTGACGTCGTAGAGGTTGAGTCAGAAAGCTGCACCGCGCCAACGACTGCGGTTGTGGCCGCAGCGATGCTGATTGCTGGCGTCGCTCCGCCTGACGAGGCGATAGGCGCCGTGCCGGTGACAGAGGTCACCGTGCCTGTTGCTGGCGCAGCCCACTTCAACCCAGTCGCTTCTGCTGAGTCAGCCGTCAAGACATAGGTGTTCGCACCAACGGCAAGCCGTGCAACGGTATCCGCTGCGGTTGCCGCAATCAGGTCACCCTTGACGTCCACGATTGTGTTGGGGACGGCTGCGGCTGCGAGGTCATATGCCGTCTTGACTGAGTTCGGCGTTGCCGCCGTGGTGATTGAGGTGGAGGAGGTGGAGTCGGTGAGCTGCACAGCGCCCTTGACGGCGGTGGTGGCGTCAGCGATGGAGATGGCTGGAGTTGTGCCGCCGGATGAAGCAATCGGTGACGTACCAGTGACGGACGAAACCTTGGTATCCGCTCGGTCGTATGCAGCCTTGACGGCTGTTGGCGTTGCAGCCAGGACGCTGCTGGTCGTAGAGGTTGAGTCGCTGAGTTGCACAGCACCCTTGACGGATGTGGTGGCGTCGGCGATGGACACCGTGATCGCAGTTGATCCACTCGTGCTGATCGGCGAGGTCCCAGCGACGGTCGCAACCTTCGTGCCAGCCAAGTCGTATGCCGACTTCACGGCAGTTGGCGTTGCGGCAAGAATGCTTGATGTGGTGGAGGTGGAATCGCTAAGTTGCACGGCACCTGCGACAGCGGTCGTAGCGGCGGCGATGGAGATATCAGGAGTCGCACCGCCAGAGGACGCAATCGGCGCGGTCGCTGTCACGGCGGTTACGCCACCGCCAGCGGCAGACCACTTCAGCCCGGTTGCTTCGTTTGAGTCTGCTGTCAGGAGGTAGTTGTTGGCGCCGACAGGGAGGCGAGTGACGGTGTCGTTTGCCGATCCGACAAGGATGTCGCCCTTCGCGTCCACAACGGACTTCGGCACAGCAGCGTTTGCCGTGGACTGCGCCGACGCTGCGTCGGTGACTCCAAGGCTTCCTCGGTCATACGCCGCCTTGACGGCGGTCGGTGTAGCGGCAAGCACGCTGCTCGTGGTGCTGGTCGAGTCTGAGAGTTGCACTGCCCCCTTCACGGACGTGGTCGCATCGGCGATAGAGATCGCAGGTGTTGCTCCGCCAGATGAGGCAATCGGCGTTGTCCCAGTGACCGAAGTCACCCCGCCAGAGGCGGCCGCCC